TTCCAAATTCCTTCAAGAGCATCATCATCTTCAAGAAGGGGCGCTTGACGATCAAACTCAGACTTATCGTAATTCCAATAACCATCAACTTTACGAAGTTTCAGTTTGAAATTAGCACCTTGCCAGAAGTCGAAGGGATTAATTGGTTCCTCATCTTCAAATTCTGGTTGCATTGCTGCCATCACTTTATCAAAGATTTTGGCACCATACTTAAAGAGGAATACTTTACCCTCATTAGCAGGATTAGCAGGGTCTTTTACAACGTAGATATTGCTGTAGTAAGACAGTTTGCGTTTTTGCTTGCGAACAGTTTCTTTGTCCTTTTCATTACCACTGTTCCAAAGACCGCGATTGTATTCAGATACTGGATCTTTTTGCCCAATAGTGGTCAAAGAATTTTCAATATACCAACCACCAGGACCTTGGAATCCGTGTGAGTACATTTTTACCCAAGGAAGATCTTCACCCTCGGGAGCAGGGAGAAATCGGATAACTGCATAACCATTACCAGTTTTATCCATTTCTGGTTTCCAAAGACGCTCATCAGCGCCGTTAGATCCGTTATTCATCTTCTCAACTTCTTTTACCAGTTTTTGAGTAAGAGAACCAAGAGAAGATTGCTTCTTAAGATCTGAGAAAGACATTAGATTACCTCGTATTTTGTGAGATTCGGCTTGTGTGTGTCCTTAAGGGGACTTGCGGTGGACACTTACCAATATAGTGCAAGTCCCCTTGTCTGTCAACCTTCTGTTTTATTGACCTGATCTTTCATTTGCTGGATCAACTTTTCCATATTTGAAAAAATGATGTTCATGTCCATTCCTTCTGGAAGTCCCATCATCATGGCAGACTTAGATATATTCTCTTTCATCTTTTTTGCCTCTGGATCATCAGAAAGAGACAATCTTGTGTATAAGACTTTTTGCTTTTCTAGCAGATTTTGGAGTAAATTTACATGATCAAGTTTTCCTTGTCTATCCATCTTAAAAAACTTGAACATGTTATTATAGAGTTCTTCCTGAAGTTCATTAATATGTGCTATTTCAGAGCGAACGACTTCAGAATCAAAAAAACTCATAATACACACTCCTTTAAAATTTTTCTAAACTTAAATATATCAATATTTAGGAAAGAACTGTACTTTTTAATATTTTTTGATACCAACTGCCAAACTGGATCATCCAATTTTTTATCAAATTGCTTACCAAACAAAAATATTCGATCATAAATTACAAGAGTCTCTAAACTAATTTTACCAATCAAGTATTTTTTTAATATTGGTGGATGTCCTTTAGAACAGTCAAAAACAGCATCTAATTCATATTCACCAAAAAGAGATTCCGTCTCTTCTTTAAACAAATATGTTAAAGACTCTTTTTTTCGTTTCCAATCATTATACACAGATTCTCCAGATCTAATCATTTCACCAATCCAGAGCGAATCTGCATCTCCAGACACAATAAAGTTGGAAACAAAATAATCTATAATCTCTTGATCATTTTTTTGTCTACTTAGTTTTTCAAACCAATATCTATCCTTCCTTTTATAAAAGGATTGTAGAGACGCACGAGTTTTACCACAATATTTGTGGTAATCATAATTATCTTTTGTAAAATGATTTTTCAAAGATAAGTAAGTTTTATATACATCAAAAGGAGTCATTTTTACAAAAGGGGTTTTTTGGATTATTCCCCGCGATAAATTTTCCGACTTTTTCTTAATTAAAAAACTAATTTTGCTCTGGAAGTTCTCTTAAGGAAGTTCAACTCCATCGCATCATACTTTATCTTTTCTTTTAATGGTTTAGATATAAGTTTAGGCACTGACTCCAGATCAATACTATTTTTATCACAAAAATGAATGATCGCATCAATATAATTCATGTCCTTATTATTTTTAACCAGAACTTCAATCTCTTGAGCAAATTTGGTTGGACAAAAAAACTTTTTTTCTAATACCTTTTCAAACTCGTCTTCTAGTTTAACTGGCATAGCTTTCCAATTTGTATTTAAGAAACTCTCTAGTGTACTCCATGAGTAACTTGATGTATTTTGACTTGTCGTATTCTTCATAAACAACACATTCTCCATTTTCACATGCCATAATAATGACAAGTTTTTTTACTTGTAATCCAGTAAGCTCATACAGCATACATCCATATGCCATACATTGTACAAAATAATGTTCAATCCACTCTACAGGTTTAGGTTTTTTTGATGTCTTGAAATCGATAATTGCAAGTTCTCCATCAAACTCAGCAATACAGTCCACGGTTCCAGCGATTCCCAGAACCTTACTGTACATAGAACCTTCAAGAGCGTAAATATTATTTATTCTTTTTAAATCTGCTTGAGCAATTTTAAATAAGAATTCTGACAATGGTTGAACTTTAGGGAGTTCTGGAATATTGTAAAGATAATTCTCTACTAGACTATGCATGTCAGTTCCACGACTTGTTGCTTGTCGTGTAATTTTATCTGCTTCTGCCTCGCCAACTTTTTTACGCCAGTTCGCAAAGAACTGGCGATTTTTATGACTAGTTACCGAAGTAATAGAAACTAACTTAAGTAGTTCTCCATCGTCTGGTACTTGATAATAACGAACACCATCTATAGTTTCCCGATTTAACTTGGGAAGGTTCAAATCAATGTGATTAAACATCAAAATCCTAATTCATGTTTTGCAATTAAGTATTCTTTACAGAGACCCGAACGAACAATATCATCAAGACCAAACTCAATAATATCAAACGAAGGCATAACTCTAAGAATTTTCATAAAATCGATGATACCATTTCTTTCATTAGTTTTTTGCAAGTCCGATTGAGTTGCATCACCACAGAAACAAATCTTGGTATTCTCACCCGATCTTGTGATTATACTATCAAGTTCATGAAAATTCAAGTTTTGGAATTCATCAACAATGATAATAGATTTATCAAGAGTTGTTCCTCTCAAGAAAGAAGTTGACCAAAAACTAACTGTGCCTTGTGTCTTTAAATTGCCATACAGCATTTCAAAGTCAGCATCTGTTGCCATTTGGAACATGTATTTAACCATGTTCTTGTATGGAATCTGATAGATATCTGCTTTATCTTCGTGTGTGCCAGGAAGGAATCCGATTTCTCTAGTAGCAACTAAAGACCTTACAATGTAAATCTTTTCATAAGGTGTATTCTCAGATAAAACATCCTTTAAAGCATTATAAAGAGTGATAAAAGTTTTACCTGTTCCTGCCGCACCATAAGCAACGATGTTTTTATCTTGATCAAAGGATTCAAATAATCTAGCTTGATTATCATTTAGAGGTTCGATATCAAGTAAAAAGTCTATGTTTACAGGTTTTCTTCTCTTCATTTGTTTGGCAGTCATGCCAACACCAATTGGTTGCAAATCGGTTCTTCTTTTTCTACTTGGCATAAGTTAAATCTTCTTAACGTTGGATTTTGGTGCTTTTGATGCTCTCTCCAGAACTTCATTCCATCCTGGTTTAGATTTGATAAGTTTGTCCTTCCACTCACCTATTTCAGCGGCGGAAGCACATCCTTCGGACCAATCTCTCTGCCATTCAGGATTATCCTTGTACCATTGTTGGATAACATGAACGCTCATCTCAATAACCTTCTTCTCACCTGTTTCTTTATGAATAATGGGATAAATTGCCATATTTAATACCGAAGGATAATTTATTTATTCAATGATAATAGAAGGAGCATCATTACACTCTGGACAATTTTCTGGTTCCCAACCAAGTGCCTTAGCAATATCGGGGAACTGACAGATAAAGACGCAACGTGCTGCTTCTGCGATGTCCATATGCTCCTTCTGAGTGCCGTGAGCAGAGCGTAGATCAATATAATGGATCCATGACCTTACAGAGCCCTTCATGTAAATTCTTGTCGGTGTTGCGAGTGGAAGCACAAACCTTGCACATTCCTTTGCAACTCCATGATCAAGCATCTTGTCATAAAGACGTTGCGCCTCTTCAAAATGCTGCTCAATCATTCCCTCAAACTTTTCACGCACATGCTCATCCAGATCATTGGTTGAGTTCTGACGGTTCTTCTCATCTTGCCTACGAAGTTCAGGAACTTCAGGA